CTCGTCTTTTGCAAGGATCGGTAAAGTAACATGTCGCGCCAGAGCGCTGAAGAGCGTAGCGCTTCTTATTTTCGCGCCGGCAAAAAACCACCGGAACCGACGCGCGGCATGACGCCGGCTGCGCGCCGCATTTGGCGAGACATTGTGTCCGGCAAGCCGGTTGATTGGTTCGACTCCGGGTCGCTGCCGATGCTGCGCATTCATTGCGAGAATATCGCGAGTGCGAACCGGGTGAGCCGCGAACGGGCACGGGTTCGGCCCGGTTCGGCGGAGTTCCGCGCGGTTTCGGTCGAGATGAAAAACGCCGTCATGGAACTTAACGTCACGTCGCGGCAATTGCGGCTGACCGTTCAGCATACGCTCGACAACGAAGACATGAAGACGCGCGAGCGTGGTGTGCTCGGTGGTGCGACCTCCGACCTGATCGGCGGGCCGGCACTGAAGGTCGTTCGCTGACCGAAGAGCTGCGGTCCGAACGGATCATCAGGTTCTGCGAACGGTTTCTGGTCACGCCTGAGGGCGCCCATGTGGGGCAAACGATCCGGTTGCGCGATTGGCAAAAAGACATCATCCGGCAGATCTACGACACGCCGACGCGTCAGGCGATCGTGAGCATGGGCCGCAAGAACGGCAAGACCGCGCTGGTGGCGATGTTGGTCCTGGCCCATGTCATCGGGCCCGTGGCGCAGCGCAACGCCCAGATCTATTCGAGCGCGCAATCGCGCGATCAGGCCGGCATCGTTTTCTCGCTGGCGTCCAAAATGGCGCGGATGTCGCCTGAGCTTTCCGACCCGAACATGGTGACGGTCCGGGAAAGCCGGAAAGAGCTTTTCTCCCCGCTGACCGGGGTCGTCTACAAGGCGCTCGCGGCCGAGGCGACGACGACTTACGGGTTTTCACCGGTGCTGGTCATTCACGACGAACTCGGCCAGGTGCGCGGTCCGCGATCGGAACTCTATGAAGCGCTCGAGACGGCGATGGGCGCGCAAGAGGAACCGCTGTCGTTGGTGATCTCGACGCAGGCGCCGACCGGGGTCGATCTCTTGTCTCTGCTGATGGAGTACGCCGGCACCGGGGCCGACCCGCTGACGAAGCTGATCTTGTTCTCGGCCGATGAGCAGCTGCCGATCGACGACCCGGCGACGTGGGCGCTGGCAAACCCCGCACTGGGCGATTTTCTCAACATGGCCGAGATCCGCGGCCTCGCCGAGAAGGCGCAGCGGATGCCGAGCTTCGAGTCGGCGTTCCGCAATCTGCACCTCAATCAGCGGGTGTCCGCGCTCGCGCAGCTGTTCAGTCTGTCCGTCTGGGAGCAGAACGGCGGCGAACCGGACCTCGAAGCGTTCGGGGATGGCCCGGTCTATGGCGGGCTGGATCTCTCCGGGCGACAGGATCTCACCGCGCTCGTCCTCCTCGCCGAGGGCCCGGCGGGCGTCTGGAACGTATGGCCGCATTTCTGGACCCCGGCGGATACGCTGCGCGACCGTGCCGCGCGGGATCGGCAGCCTTACGAGCAATGGGCCAAGCAAGGCCTGCTGACGACCGTTCCCGGCGTGACGATCGATTATGCCTTTGTGGCGCAGCGCATCGCCGAGATCCGGCGGCGCTGTCAGCTGCGCTCGATCCGGTTTGATCGCTGGCGGATCGAGGAACTGAAGGCGGCGCTGAATGCCATCGGTGCCGCCGTACCGCTTGATGAAGCCGGCCAGGGCTATCGCGACATGGCCCCGGCGCTGGACGCGCTGGAGACGGTGGCGCTGCAAGGCCGGCTGCGGCATGGGATGCACCCGGTGCTGACGATGAACGCCGCGAACGCGATCGTCGCGACCGACCCGGCGGGCAACCGCAAATTCGAGAAGGCAAAGTCGTCCGGGCGCATCGACGGGATGGTCGCGCTGGCGATGGCCGCGGCGGCGGCGACAAGCGACATGAGCCCGACAGTCGACATTCGGGCGCTGATCGGATGACCGACATGGACCTCCGCACCAAGGCCCAAGCCGCGCCGCCGCCGGGCGACGACCCGTTCGAGTTCGTCATGTCCGACGACAGCGTCGACCGCATGGGCGACGTCATCGAGCAAGACGGCTGGCAGCTCGACAATTTCCGCCGCAATCCCATTGCGCTGTTCGGCCATTCGTCGGGCTTCCCCATCGGCAAATGGGCGGATGTCGCGGTCGAGGGCGGCCGGCTCAAGGGTCGGTTGGACTTGATGCCGGCTGTCAGCGACCGCCTGCGCGAAATCCAGGCCGCGGTCGCCGCGGGCGTCCTGCGCGCCGTGAGCGTCGGCTTCCGGCCGATCGAGGCCGAGCCGCTGGAGGACAAGTCCGGCGGCTACCGCTTCACCAAACAGGAATTGGTGGAGTGCAGCCTTGTGTCTGTGCCGGCCAATCCGAATGCACTCTCGATCGCCAAGGCGATCGGGCTCTCCCGCGATACGCAACGGCTGATCTTTGGCGAGCTTGCCGATGAAGGCCAGACGGTGCGCCGCGGGCTTACCGGCGGGCTTGCCGTAGATCATCCTCAGGCACGAAAGCCGAAGACCATGAACATCTCAGAAAGGATTGAAGCGTCGCAAGCCAGTGTGAACCAGCTTCGCGACCAGCTCACCCAGCACTTGAACCAGGCCGGCGACAATCTCGACGAGCAGGCCATATCCCGCTCGGACGAACTCAACGCGGCGATCGACGGCGAGCTTCACCGGCTCGAAACCCTACGGCGGGCGGAAACGGCGCTCGGCGGGACGGCGCTCGTCGAACAGCCGTCGACGTCGCTCGTGCTGCCGCAGCGCGCCCCGCTGCCGCCGTTGCCGGCGCCGCCTCGGCCGTTCGCCATGCCGAAGCGGGAAGAGAAGCCCGGTCATCTGTTGCTGAACGCCATCATCGCGCACGGCAAGAGCAACCGGATGAATATCCCTGTCGAAAAGGTGCTCGACGAATACGGATGGAGCGATAACGTTGCCGTGCGGGCCTGCCTCGACTGGGTCCAGCGTGCGGCAACGGCGCCCGCGACGACGACGACGACCGGCTGGGCGGCCGAACTGGTGCAAACCCAGTATGCCGACCTGATCTCGTATCTGTTTGCCGCGTCAGTCTATCAGCCGCTCTCGAACCTCGGCGTGCGGTACACGCTGTGGCGCTACGGGCAAATCAGCATCCCCGTCGAAAGCGCGACACCAACTGTCGCGGGGTCGTTCGTGGCCGAGGGCGCGCCCATCCCCGTCCGGCAAGAGGCGTTCACGCCGATCACCATCGGGCTGAAAAAGATGGCGGTGATCAGCTCGTACACCCGCGAACTGTTCGAGCATTCGCAGCCGAACATCGACACGCAGCTGCGTGATCGGATGGGCCGCGACACGTCGGTCGCGGTCGATACCATCTTGCTGGACAACAATCCGGCGACATCGGTGCGGCCGGCCGGGCTGCGCAACGGGGTAAGCGGCTTGACGCCGACAGCGGGCGGCGGGTTCACCGCCCTGGTGGGTGACATGAAGCAGCTGCTGAACGTCCTCATCGCGGCGAACTCGCTCCGCGCGCCGGTCTGGATCATGAATCCCCAGCAGGCGCTATCGATAAGCTTGACCTCGGCAGCCTCGGCCGTGGGCGTGTTTCCGTTCAAAGCCGAGATCGAAGCCGGGCGACTGAACGGCTATCCGGTCATTCAGTCGATGACCGTGCCCGTTGGAATGGTCATCATCGTCGACGCTGCGGATTATGCGAGCCTCACCGGCGACGATGCTCGGTTCGAACTGAGCGACCAGGCGACCATCCACATGGAGGACACCACGCCTCTGGCGATCGGCACGCCCGGTGCGCCACCGACCGTCGCCGCACCGGTCCGCTCGATGTTCCAAACCGACAGCATCGCGCTACGCATGATCATGCCGATGAACTGGATCATGCGCCGCACCGGCCTCGTCGGGTGGTTGACCGGCGTCACTTGGTAACGCCCAGGCGTTTTGATTGGCGTAAGCCGGCTGTCGATCTCGATGGCCGGCTCGTCACCAAAGGAGACAAACATGGCAGACGATCCAAAAAAGGCGGACCACGACCAAAGGGTAAAAGCACTGAACGAAGCCAACCTCGCCAGCGCAAAGGCACAGGCGATGCCGCCGACGCCGACACAGGAAGAAAATGACCTGATGGCGCTCGGGCTCATGCACATCGACGAGAAAGACGCCAGCCAGGTCAAAGACCCGGACCGGCCGGCTCGACCGGCACCGGAGCCGCAATCCACGGCGACCTCGGCCCCGCGCCCGCGCCCCTAAACAGTGGCCTCCCCTGCGCTCGTGACGAGAGCGCGCGACCTCGTTTCACGCGTCTTTCGTCCGAGCGCTCTTAAGCAATTCCCCGGCGGCGGCTACTGGTTGCCGGTCAGCGGTGGCTATCTGCCGCCGGACTCGCCCTGGAATTATTTCCAAACCGGCTATCCGGCGAACGGCTTTTCCATCGGTCAATGCTCGGCGGTCGTCGCCGCGTGCATCTCGGCTTATGCCCAGACCGTCGCGATGTGCCCCGGCACCCATTGGCGCACGCTGCCAAACAACGGGCGCGAGCGAGTCACGAACTCGGCGCTGTCGCGTATCCTGAAAAAGCCGAACAGCTATCAGTCCACCAGCGACTTTTTCCTGAACCTGACGCAGAATCTTTACGCCGACGGCAACGCCTATGCGCTCGGCCTGCGCAATAACCGATTCGAGATCGGCGAACTCCACCTGATGAACCCGCGATTTTCGCGGCCGTTCGTCGCGGTCAATGGCGAGGTTTTCTATGGCCTCGGCGGCAACCTCGTCGTCGAGAAGACGATTCCCAAGGAATTGCTGGCTGCGGTCCCGGCGCGCGACGTGCTCCACATCAAGATGCACGTCCGGCCGGAATATCCGCTGATCGGCGAGCCGCCGCTGACCTCCGCGCTGCTCGACGTGGCTGCGAGCGATCAGATGGTCAAGCAGGCGCTTGCCTATGCCAATAACCAGGGGCGGCCGAGCGGCGTCATCCAGACCGACATGCAGCTCGACGAGGCGCAGACCAAGGAACTGCGCGCGCGGTGGGACGAGCAGACACGCGGTCAGAATGCCGGCGGCACGCCCATCCTCACCTGGGGCCTGAAGTGGCAGCAGGTCAGCAGCAACAGCCGGGACGCGCAGCTGGCCGAGTTGCTGCAGATCAGCGACCAGCGGATTGCCACGGCCTATCGCGTCCCGCTCGCCTTGCTGTCGCTGATCACCGGGCAAATCCCGCAGGCCAGCACGGAAGACCTCATCAACTTCTGGCTCGCGTCGGGCCTCGGGTTCGCGCTCAATCATATCGAGGACGCCATCGGCCGGTTTTGCGGCCTGGCCGGCTATCCCGACGAATATCTCGAGCTGGATACCCGCGCCCTCCAGCGCAGCAACCTGAAAGACCGCATCGACGCGCTCGCCCGCGGCGTGCAAGGCGGCATCTACAGCCCGAACGAAGCACGCGCCCTCGAAGACCTCCCCGAAGCCGACGACGGCGACGAGCCGCGGGTGCAGCAACAGCTCGTGCCGCTGAGCTTCGGCGCCGAGCCGCCCGCGCCGCCACCATCGCCCGCGCTGCCACCGCCAGCACCCGCGCCGACCGCGGACCAAGCCAATGCCAGAGCACGAGCCAACAACATCATCCGCGCCGCCGAACGGTTTAGACGCGCTGTCTGACGACTGGGCCGACGCGCTCGGCCAAGTCCTCGCGGACGAGCGGCGGGAATGGCAGCGCGCGCGTGATCTGGCGATCGCCGAGCTCCGCGCCGAGGTTGCCACGCTCTCGCTCCGCGTCGCCGATCTCGTCACCGCCCGCCTGTCCGAAGTCAAAGATGGCGAACCCGGTCCGCCGGGACCACAGGGGACGGTCGGCGAGCAGGGGCCACAGGGGGCCGCGGGGGAGCGCGGGGAGCAGGGGGAAGTCGGGCCGGCGGGTGTAGATGGCCCCGCCGGCCTTCAGGGGCCTCCCGGGCCTCCTGGCGCGCCCGGTGATCGGGGCGAGCGGGGAGCCGCTGGCCTCGAGGGGCCGCCGGGGAAGCTTGCGGCCGTCCGCGAGTGGTCGGAGTGCGTGCATTACGAGGGCGCCGTCGTCAGTCGTCGCGGTTCGACCTGGCAGGCGATACGCGACACCGCCCGCGAGCCACCGCACGAGGATTGGATATTGCTTGCAGGGGCCGGCACCAACGGCCGGGACGCGCCGGTCGGACAGATCTACGGGCGATACGATCCGGCGGGGCAATACAAGCGGTTCGACCTCGTCGCGCATGACGGCGGCGAGTGGCGGGCGCGCAAGGACGACCCGGGCCCGCTGCCGGGCGCGGGATGGGCGCTCTCCGCGGTACAGGGCAAGCGCGGGGCGAAGGGGGAGATTGGACCGCCCGGGCAAGCCGGGCCGGTCGGCGCCAGCATCGTCGAGTGGTCGATCGCCGGTTTCGCCGCCGTGCCGATCATGAGTGATGGCACCGCCGGCCCGGCGCTCGACCTCCGCGCCCTGTTCGAGCGCTATCACGACGAGGCGAGTCGGTGAAGCCGTACATCACGACCATCGTAACGCCGGCTGCCGATCGCGATCTCGTCACGCTCGCCGATGTCCGCGAGCAATTGCAGTTCAAGTCGAACGACACCGCGCAAGACGCCTGGCTGGCGAAGCAGATCACCCGGACCTCGCAACAGGCCGAAAAGTACTGCAACCGGATTTTTGCTCAGCAGAGCTATCAAGACACGTTCGGCATCAGCAACGGCGATCCGGGGACGCCGCTGATGCTCGGCCAGGCACCAATTGACGTGACCCTCGTCACCGTCGACGGCAGCGATCTCGACACGACGGCCTCGATTGCCGATGTCGAACCCGGGCTGCTCTACAGCACCGTCGAGCCGCGCAGCTGGATCAGTATGAGCTCAATCATCGTCCAGTACGGCGCCGGGTTCGCGGAGATCCCCGACGACGTCCAGCAGGCGGTCATTCACCTCGTCGTGATGGCGTATCGCGGGCGAACGCGCGACCCGATGCTGCGCATGCGCGAGACGCCCGGGCTTGGGCGCGAGATGTATTGGATCGGCGCCGCCCCGGGCGAACAGATCCTGCCGAGCGACATCGCCTCGCTGCTCAACCCGTATCGACGCGGGTTGATCGCGTGATTGCGATGACCGTCACCGTCAAGCCGGAAGACGAGCGGAAGCTTTTCATCCACCTCGACGAGCTGCCGTCAAAGCTGCGGACGGCACTGCGGCCAGTCATCACGCATCTGACGAATGAATTGCTGCGGGCCATACACGCGCGGGAACCGATACGAACCGGACGTCTGCGGGCAGAGACCCAGGCTTTTGTCGACGAGCACGAAGATCGCATCATCGGCCGCGTGCGGGTGCTCGGCCCGACCGGCAGACGGAGCGGGTCGCACGAGGCGGCCGCCGCGCTCGAATACGGCGCCCATCGTACCTTCATGGTCCGCGAGCATGTGACGCACCGTGACCGCTCGCTGGTGATGATCCGCGAATACCGCAGGCGCGCTGATATCACGGCCCGCCGGTTTATGCGCGACCCGGCTGCGGCCATGCGACCGCGCGCTTTGGCCGAGATCAAACAGGCCATCGACGAGACGACCCTGTGAACCGCGAAGTCGTCATGTCCGCGCTGTTCGACTTGCTCACGCAGCCGCCGATGGTGTTCGAGTTCACCGCGGACACAACGACCGGCGACCCGGTGCTGACGAGCGTCAGCGATACGACCGGGCTCATGCTCGGGATGCCGGTCAGCGGACCGGGTGTCGAGGAGCATGCGACTATCGTCTCACTGTCGCCTGTGACGCTCTCGACACCGGCAACCGGCGACAACACCGCGGCGCCGCTGACGCAGGGCTTTCAGACGGCATCGCGCCGGCTTGTCTTCCCCGACGAGGAAACGGACATGCCCGCGCTCTATCTGCTCGACATCTCTGAAGACCACTTTCCGCGGCAGTCGAATGAAGCCGGCCGCATCGTCATTCACTGCGAGGCATGGCTGTTTTCCGATGCTGGTGAAGAACCGTCGGCCATACCAGCGGCCGAACTGAATACACTGCTGGACGCTTTGCAAAATGCCATCGACCCACCGGGCAATTCACCGAGCGGCCGGCGCCAGAACCTCGGGCTGCACGGCGTCAATTACTGCCGCATCGAGGGCGAAGTGCAGAAAGACCCGGGTCATAACGGCCGCATTGCCGGCGCCATCGTGCCGATCCGGATCATGGTCGGACAAGGAATCGACAACTATCCCAACGCAGGCTAGGAGGCGACAATGCCAGCGGTGACAATCAACATTGGTGCCAGCCCCGAAATTCGCGGCTCGCTGAAATTTGAGGGCGCGAACGATATCGGCCCGCAAATCACGATGACGTTGACCCTCGTGCAGTTCGCCCCGGCCGCGACATTGCAGATGATCGGCGACGAATACGGAGTCATTGAACTCGAGGGAGAGGTGCTGTTGCAAAGCGGCAGCTTCGGCACGGTCACCCATCCCGACGATACGCTCGTTAGCCCCGACATCCACGCCTATTACGTCGGGACCGGTCTTCTGAGCTGGCAACCGGAAGGCGGCTCGACGTTTACGGTGCTCGGCAACTGCAATCAGTTCGAGTTCGAGCCGCAAGTCACGCGCCTCGATCACTGGGAGCACATGACCGGTATTCGCAGCAAGGACTTCAGCCCGATCGTGCAACAAGCGGCACGCTGCCGGCTGCGACTCGACGAGTTCACCGCGTACAATCTGAAGATGTTCATGATGGACGGCGCGACGCTGACGTAAAGGTGCCGTCAGATGGCTGTCAGCTTCCTCGACCTCATCCCAAAACCACCGAGCGCGATTCTGACAATCGATACGCTCGCGCATGGTCCGCAGGATATTGAACTTATCGGCGTGCCACTCGGTGCCCTTGCCGATATCGCCAAACGGTTTCCCGCTTTTGCCAAAGTGCTCGACGGAGGCCTCGGTTCGGCCCTCGACCATCCTGACGCCCTCGCCGCCATCGTCGCCGCGTCGCTCGGTCATCCGGGTGATACGGCTTATGAAGCGCATATCCGCACGTTCCCGACATCCGATATCATCCGCATGGCGCTGACGGTCATCCGTCTGACCTTTCCGCAGAGCGACGCCGACCCTTTATCCACGGCCGCCGTCAACGGCGCGGACGGCGCGTCGGCTCCGACCTCGCCGTTACCATTGAGCAACTGATCGCATGGCAGCATCCGCCCGAAGCGGTCTGGAGCTACACGCCGCAACAAGCGGTCGCGTGGCTGACGCTTGGACACGCCCGGCACCGGGCCGAGGCGGGCGAACGGCTGATGATTGCGGCAATGGGCGCGCAGGGCAAAGGCGACGCGATCGCCAAACAGCTCCGCGAGTGGGAACGGGAATAAATCATGCCCGATAATCTCAACGTATCGATCGGTATCGACACCGCCAAGCTACGCGCCGATACGGAGCTCGCAAAGGCGCAACTGCGCGAACTCTCAAAAAGCTTCAAGGATATGGCCGACGCCTTTGCCAAGAGCGGCAAAGAGCCGGCGGGGTACAAAGCAGCATCGCAAAATATCGATGCGCTGACGCGATCAATTGCCGTCAACACCCGTGTGCTCAACGAGCAGGGGCGCGCTCTGCGTGGTGTGGACACCGCCGCACATGGCGCGGCGCGCGGCATGCAGGAAATGGAGGGCGCCAGTCACCGAACCTCGCGCGAGGTGTTCACCCTATCCCGCGATCTCGGCAAGCTGGAAATCAGCGGCGTCGGCGTCGCCAAGATATTCAAGGAGCTTCCGGCGATCGCGATTCCCATCGCGACCATCGCCGGCACCGCTCAAGCCATCAGCAAACTCACCGAGGAGGCCGCGAAAAACATCGGCGGCCTCGAAAACCTGCACCAAGCGATCAGCTTGCCCAAAAACGACATCCTCGCGATGCAGCAAGCGTTCCGCAACGTGAATGCGGGCGCCGAGAATGTCGAGCCGATACTCCGGAAGATGGCCGAAGACTTCACCAAGGCACATCTCAGCGCCGCGGGGCTGGAGTCGGCGGTCAGCGGGGTGCGGACGTTGCGGGGTGGCGCCGCGCCCGATGCCGCAGGGGTTCTCAGAGGCGGCGCGATACAGCCCGGCGGGTTTGGCCCGGGCGGTGTCCTTGTCGGCCGCGGCGGTCAGCCAATGCAGCTCGACGCGAGCAGGGGCTTCGCCGGTATCCTCGATCAATCGCAATACGCGCAGAGCGCAAAGGGCCAAGCCAAGTACCTTGAGGATGCGGTCAAAATCCTCGATCGGATCGACAAGACCAATCACCAACTCGCGATTGCTATCGCCGGGGCGCAGGCAGGGGGCAAAGATCCTGAACTTGCGTTGCGCGGTTTCTTGGAAATGGCCCGACCCGGCGCGATGGCGGCAGCGCGGGCGGGTGCTGTCGAAGATCCCGCGGCGAAAGAGGCGGCGGCCAAGAGCACGGAAGCGTACGAGCAGGCTAGGTCCAATTTCAAAAAGGCGATCGACGATATCGTCACGACACTTGGCACGATCGCCATGCCGAACGTCACTAAATTTTTCAACGATGTGACAAAAGTCGTCCACGACCCGGCGGGGTTCGGCCAACAGGCCGCGCAGGAGTTTCAGGCGGATTGGACGTCGGCGATGCAGGGGATCGCGGCCGGCTGGGCGAAGCTGCGCGATTACATGCTCAGCAACCCGCTGCCGGCTCCGGGCACCGGATCCCAAGAGGGCCAGGTGATCCCATTGGCGAAAGCAGCCGGCGGCATGATTCCCGGCAGGGGAACCGGCGACACTGTGCCCGCGATGCTGACACCCGGTGAATTCGTGAACAGGCGATCCAGCGTCGATTATTACGGGTCGGGCGTCTTCCGCGCGCTGAATAATAGGATGCTGCCGCGCGACCTGTTCTCGCGCATGGGCTTTGCGATGGGCGGCCTAGTCGGCGATCGGCTGCACTTTGCTGATGGCGGCATGGTCGGCACCACGAGCGGCGGGACGCCGGTGCACCTTCACCTCGACGGTCAGCAATTCGTCATGTCGGCCGCCGATCATGTTGCCTCGGCGCTCGTCACGGTTTCGCAGCGCTATCAAATGCGCTCGGCCGGCGTTAAGCCGAGCTGGTACGGCGGCAGACCTGGCGGATGACGCTGCCCGCGAACTTCGCCACCGTGCTTGACATCGTTTATTCCGGCGGCGGCTCGTCGCCCGGCGTCAATCCGTGGTCGGCCCGCCAGCTGCGCGGCACGCTGCGCCCGATCGCGATGGCGAGCGGTGATAGCCTGGTCGCCCGCACCGTCAACGGAACGCTCGTCGACTTGTCCGCCTCCCAGATGCGCAAATATCGCCTAGAGATTGCCGGCGACGATATGGCGGCGCCCGCGCTCGACGGAATGTGGGTCGGCATGCAAGTCGCCGTGAACTGCCACGTTGAGCTCGCCTATCTCACCGCTGGCGGCTCGCCGGGACGGACGCCGGTTACCGGCAGTGCAAGAGTGGACGGCGATTACACCTATTATTGCCCACAGTTTCAAATGCTCGTCGTTGATATGCAGACGGAGCGGCAGGAATGGGCCGCGGCCGTCACGTGGTCGCTCGTGCTTGAGGAATTATAGTGCCGGGCCCCTGGTATTTCGCGTGGGCCGGCGGCGCGATCCAAGAACAGCAAACGGTCATTACGAACGGCACGACGCATGGCGGCTTGCTCGCGACGTCGAGCACTATCGGCGACACGCATGGGCTCCAGGTGCTCAACCTCGCGAGCGCATCCGGGTTGGAACAGGGCGCGTTCTACAAAATCGAGGGCGCGCCGATCCCCGATAACACTTACTTTATTTACGACCCCGGCATTCTCAGCGGCGCGGAA